TCAAATGTTATTTTTGCAATACTAACATACGCTCTTTTAAAGGAGAGCATATTTACTGCCAAGACAATGATCTGCTTGCTGTTATCGGTCGCCATTATAAGCATACAGATATTTTGGAAAAATTAAAACTTTACTGTTGACAAACCAGCGCAGACTTGATAAGATACAGAGAATATAAAAGGTGGGTATTTGAATCACAACGAAAAAGTAAGCTTCTCAGAGTTTGGAAAATCTTTCCAAGAAAATCTTTGCCAATTGATTTTCGAAGACAGGGCATACTCAGACCAGATCCGAGAAGTCTTAAACATTAACTTTTTAGAACTTAAATATCTTCAAGCGTTTGTTCGCTTGATATTTGATTATCGAGATAAATATAGTGTACACCCCTCTTCTACGATAATGACTACGTTACTTAGGACCGGACTGAAAGAAGAGAACGATCTTGTCCAGAAGCAAGTCAGAGATTATTTCAGCCGCCTGTGCAAGACAGTTGTTCAAGATGAAGAGTATATAAAAGCGACGTCACTAGACTTTTGTAAAAAACAAATCTTAAAAGAGGCGATCCTCAAGTCTGTACCCCTCCTTCAGCGTTCTTCTTTCGAAGACATTCAAAAGCTCATCAACGAGGCGATGAAACTCGGTAATGACAATGACGTGGGTTACGATTATGTAAAAGACTTTGAAGAAAGGTTCAAAATTCAAATTAGAAATCCACGAACCACTGGGTGGAAGATGATTGACGACCTCTGTAAGGGGGGTCTTGGTGCCGGTGAGCTTGGTGTTGTGGTTGCGCCTACCGGCGCCGGAAAATCAATGGTCCTTGTTCATCTTGGATCTCAAGCTGTCAAAGAGGGCAAGACAGTTGTACACTATACCCTTGAACTAGCAGATACCACCATCGGCTCTAGGTATGATAGCTGCATTACGAAAGTTCCATTAAAAGACTTACACTCCTTCAAAGAGCAAATTTACGAGGATGTACAAGACCTTGATGGAAGTTTAATTATAAAAGAATATCCGACAAAATCAGCGTCACCAAACACAATCCGCAATCATATTGAGAAGTTGCGCAATCGCGAAATTATACCTGATATGATCATTGTGGATTACGGGGATTTATTACGACCAAATACGAAGAATGATGAGAAAAGACATGAATTGGAATCTATTTATGAAGAGCTGAGAGCGATAGCTCAAGAATGTAAGTGCCCAGTATGGACAGCTTCGCAAACGAATCGAAGTGGGATCAATGCTGACGTAATTACAATGGAGTCTATTTCTGAAGCCTTTTCAAAATGCTTTGTGGCAGATTTTATCTTCTCTGTCTCTCGGACGGTGGAGGATAAGACCGCGAACAAGGGCAAGATGTTTATCGCGAAGAATAGACACGGGCCAGATGGGTTTGTCTATGATATTTTTATGGACACGAGCAATGTGTGTATAAAGGTTCTAAAGCAAACGAATCTGGAGGAAATTAGGGCTTCTAACGCTAAGGAGCAACAGGAACATTTAAAGAGCGCATATAAAGAGTTCAGAGGAAAGGGTAAAAAAGAACATGTACAAAAGTGAAAAAGTTAAATCGGAGACATTAAAATATTTTAATCAGGACGAGCTTGCGACAAATGTCTGGATGACAAAGTACGCACTTAAAGATAAGAAGGGAAACTTCTTAGAAAACACCCCTGATAAGATGCACAATCGACTGGCCAAAGAGTTCGCCAGAATGGAAGGGAAGTTTGGAGGCGACAGGGTGCTCTCACAAGATGAGATTTATGACCTCTTTAAAGATTTTAAAACTGTCGTACCTCAAGGCTCTCCAATGTATGGTATTGGCAACGACCATGTTAATGTCTCTCTTTCAAACTGCGTAGTCGTTGAGCCCCCGAAGGATAACATCTCTTCTATTGTAGACTCTGGTAAACATTTGGCCAACCTGTTCAAGCGCCGCTGCGGCGTGGGCGTTGACATATCGGAGCTTCGACCAGAGAATGCGCCCGTTAACAACTCAGCAGGAACAACAACGGGTGCTTGGAGTTTTGCAGATTTTTATTCTTATGTATGTAGAATGATTGGGCAAAATGGCCGACGAGGTGCCCTGATGATCTCGATGGATGTTCGTCATCCTGATATTGAGAGATTTATAACGATGAAACAAGACTTGACAAAAGTCACAGGCGCCAATGTTTCCGTAAAGATTTCGGACGACTTCATGCAAGCTGTGGAAGAAGATAAGGAGTTCACTCTGCAATTTCCAGTTGAATCAGAGGAACCCACATTCACAAGGATTGTTAGAGCGAAGAAAATTTGGTCAGAAATCGTTGAATCTGCGACCAAAACTGCAGAACCCGGCATCTTAATGTGGGACAACATAATTAAAAATCTTCCTGCTCACGAATACGAGCAATTTAAGACAGTCTGTGTGAATCCTTGTGCAGAACTAAGCTTGTCTGCGTTTGACAGTTGTCGGCTGATTACAATAAATCTTAAAAACTTCGTTGAGAACAGGTTCCAGTCAAATGCTAAGTTTAATTTTAAGCGCTTTAAAAAGGTAGTTTCTGCGTCCACTCGCCTGTCAGACGATCTGGTGGAACTTGAGATTGAGAAACTAAATAAGATTATAAAATCCTGCGACACGCCAGATGAAATTGAGCTTTGGGGCAAGCTCCTGAGTGCTGCCGAGCAGGGCAGGCGCACTGGCCTTGGCACTCACGGACTGGCAGATGCAATCGCCTGTTTGAATTTGGCGTATGATTCTGAAGAAGCTATTCAGATCATTGACAAAATATATGACACTCTTCGGACCTCTTCATATTCCGAGAGCGTTGAACTGGCAAAGGAGAGGGGCGCATTCCCCGCCTTCTGTTGGGACACAGAACAAAACAATTCTTATATTGCGAGATTACCAAAAAAATTGCGGGACCAAATTTCCAGATTCGGAAGACGTAATATTTCCTTATTAACAAACGCTCCAACAGGCTCTGTCTCAATCTTATCCCAGACAAGTTCGGGCCTAGAGCCGGTTTTTAGAAACTCTTATAAACGCCGAAGAAAGCTCAGTCACAATGAAAAAGATGTCGAAGCGGACTTCGTTGATGATTTGGGGGACAAGTGGCTGGAGTACGACGTATTTCACCACAACGTTCAGGAATATTTAAGCTTGCTGCAAACTTCGCAAGTTCCTGATTTCTTTGTGGAATCTAGCTCCATTGACTGGCAGCAAAGAGTGAGAATTCAATCAGTTATTCAACAGCATATTGATCATTCAATCTCCAGCACGATCAATCTGCCTAAAGGCACAACACCAGAGGCAGTAGGAGAAATTTATCAGCAGGGCTGGAAGCTGGGCTTGAAAGGTATCACCGTCTATGTTGACGGCTCAAGGACCGGTGTGTTAGTAACAAAAACTGAAGAGAAAAAGTTTGGTTATCACGATGCACCAAAGCGTCTAGAGGTTCTTGACTGTGAGATTCACCGACCCACAATTAAGGGCGAAAAGTGGACAATTTTGGTTGGATTAATGGAGGGAAGACCATACGAGGTTATGGGAGGTCTTTCTAATTTGATTGAAATTCCAAGCAAGTATGACGACGGAAGAATAATAAAGAGATCATACAAGACAAAAGAAAGCGAATATGACCTTGAATTTGGAGAGGGCGGTCTAATTAAAAACATTGTAAAGGTGTTCGACAACCCTAACCACTCAGTTCACACCAGAATGGTGTCACTGTCTCTGAGACACGGAGCAAAACCAAGCTTTTTGGTCGAGCAGTTGCTCAGAGATCCAGATTCAGACTTCCAAAGCTTTTCAAAGGTTCTTGCGAGAACTCTTAAAAAATACATTCAAGACGGAACAAGGTGCTCGGGAGATAAGGTGTGCCCATCTTGCTCTACCGAAAAACTTGTTTATCAAGATGGATGTGTCCTGTGCCAGTCCTGTGGCTGGACAAAATGTGCTTAAAAACTTAAAAACTTGATAAAATGCTTTATAATATAACAAAGGAGAAATAATGAGCGTATTTGAATTACATAAAACTGAAAGTGATCTAGATGTTGAAGACCCCACAAGCAAGGAACTTTATATTAAAAGTTACTTGGAATCTTTGGTCGCTATCGAAGAGGCTATCGAACCCTACCTTGAACAAAAGCGAGAACTAAGAAAAGAATATATTGAAAAAGGCTGGCTCTTTAAGGATGAAATCTGGGCAGCAGTGAAAGCTTACCGTCTAGTTCAAAAAAATGCAGACATGCACCAATTGAACGAAGTTTATGAATATGTTAAAAGGGTAATGGGTACAACCAGCGATGTTTAAACCCGTCAACAGAAATCTACTACTCCAGCCTGTCGACCTCCCGGAAAAAGAAGAGAGCAAATCTACTATTCTCGTACCTAACGATTATAAAGCTCCAACATCTCCTTACGAGGTTTATAGGCTGATGGGAAAAGCTACAGATTGCACAAACGACTTCGAGATAGAAGACTATGTTGTCGTTGAGTCGTCGATGGTAAATCTTTTGGACATAAATGGAAAGAAATTCTATTTAGTATTAGAGAATTACATCTATGCAACATTTAAGGAATTGTGAATGAATGATAAAAAAACTAGAATTGAAGGAAATTGCTAGAAAAGCAATTTTAGCTGTCTGCCCCTCCTTAATCACCGAAGGCTTTTCGAGGATAAAATCAAAAATTGAGCAACAAGGGACCCCGTTCGTCCTAATCTCAGCCTTCCGTGGTGGCCGCTCAAATCTTGAAAATCTAGAAATGGATAAGCAAATGCGCACAATGATTAGCGCTGCTGGCTTTCCCTTCGTCGACAACGTTTCAGGTGGGTATCTGGAAGAGCCTGAAGAGGGCGAAGAAAAAGTTCCTGTCGAAGAAAAGTCTGTATTGATTTACGGAGACACCCGCGAAGATTTTGGAGAAGTGAGAGCAAGCTTAAAAGACTTGGCTGCAAATCTAGCACAAACATTTGAACAAGACTCTTTTATTTTGGGAGAGCCGATGAAGACTAAAGCTGGCGAACCAGTTGTTGATCAAAATGGCAATTCCCAAATGAACATTCGAGCTTACGACCAAAGTGGTGCCGCCATCGAAGAGCCTTGGGCTGGACCTTGGACATCTCTGGAGATGGCAAACAATGATGATGTATATTGGTCAACAATTTACGGAAAGAAAACAAAGCTGGTCGAGATAAAAGATATATTCACCAGTTTCAAACCAAAGTCAATGATGGACGCAATGAAGAAAGAACATTACGTTAAGGCAACAACGAGCGCACTTGAACATCTAAAGAAATAAAAATGTTAACATACGACAAGATGGTTGTCGGCGGAAACATAAACGCCATAACTTTCGCCTTTAAAAATTCACTCCCAGTTATATTTAATAAACCAAAGCCTCCCCTCTCTTTTGATGAGTCTCTCAAAGATTGGAATCAAATGTTGTTCATTCTCGGACTCGCAGGCTTGCACCCCTTCTCCAGTCTGGCATCTTCAATACGAGTTGAAGAGGACAGTGTTATAAAAGCTGTTGTTGGTCCAAGACAAAAAAGAATAAAGTTTAAAGAATTATTAATTTTTGATGATGATGGCATCGAAGGTTTACCTCTCGCCAAAAAGAAGGTCAAAGAACATCTTGTTTTGGACTGGATGCGCCCCAAATCCTGCTCCAAACACAACCTAGATACAATAACCTCAGATGACAAATTTGTTAAAGAAATCATCTTCTATCCGGCCTTTTGTCATTCGGGCAGGGCAATGGTCGTAAAATCCTTTTTAACGCGACAGGAGTTGGAAAGTTATGAATATTCCGACACTTATGCGCGCTTTAAGGTGGAGGGTATGATGAAAAAAGCTGGTTTGATTGGGAGACGCGACGGAGACTATAAATTGTCAGTCGAAACTCAGTCCCGAGAAGTTAAAAAATATAAAATGTCAGAGTACGAAGATACAGACAATCTTAAATTTATATACAATTCAGGTCCAAAGTATGATATAATAGAAAACGATTCTTACTTAGAGAAACTTAAAGATTATTTTGGAAAAAGGGTCACAAAATAAACACGCCTTTCATCTGGCAGGGATAATACCAGTCGCCGGTCAAGCACTGGACTTTGAATTTCCTTGGCACGATAGCCTCCAGCCGATTGCGAAGAACTACCTTGCCATTGAGCGCTCGGTGATTGAATGTGCTTATGCTGGTTGCGAGACGATTTGGATTGTTTGTCACGATGACATGCAGCCTCTAATCAAGCATCGTCTTGGAGATTACGTTCAGGATCCTTTGTGGGCTTTCCGACGATTTGATCCAATCCCGAGAGACAAACAGAAACTAATTCCAATATTCTACGTTCCAATCCACCCGAAAGATAGAGATAAGAGAGACTGTCTTGGCTGGAGCGCACTGTACGCCGCGAGCGCAGCTTATAATACAATCAGGTCTTTGAGCAAGTGGGTCGTTCCGGACAAATACTACGTTTCGTTTCCTTACGGAGTTTATCAGCCTTGGACAGTTCGCGAACACAGAAGCAAGATATCTGATGCTGGTGGCTTTTTTCTTTCACACGAAGGCAAAACAGTTAAAGACGGAGAATACTTGGGGTTTACTTTTGACGCAGATGATCATAAGGCGTGTGTTAAAAAGATTCGTCAGGAGGGAACAGGAGAAAAGGCTCCCGGCTCGAACTTCTCTAGTTCAGAGAGACTTCCTATTGAAGAAAGGTGGTCGGCTAGGTTTTTTTCTCTTGACAAAGTTTTTGAAAGTGTTAAAATAGATGGTGCAATGACGGTAGATACTTCTTGGTATTATAATATTGACAACTGGGATGGCCTGTGCGCCTATCTCGGTTCCAACGAACAGAAGGAAGTGAAAAAACCTTCATCCAACTATCTAAACAAACGGTTTACGTTTGAGGGAATAACACTGGAGAGACATGACGATTAATTTTGTAAACCTACACAATCACACAACATTTTCTATTTTTGACGGCATTGGTTATCCGTCCGATCATATGGACTTCGCGTTCGAGAATGGCTGCGATGCTCTAGCAATCACTGACCACGGCAACATGAACGCAATGTCTTATCAAGTGGAACACTACAAAAAGATGAAAGCCGAAGGAAAGAACTTCAAGGCGGTGTACGGCATTGAGGCATACTTTCTACCTTGTTTAGATACTTGGCGCCAAGAATACGAGAACGCGCAAGACAAAAAGAAAAAGACAAAAAAGAAGAGCTTCAAGCTTTCGGTCGAAGATGAAGGGGAAAGCAAAAAGGCAAAGGACCTTCTTCGTAAGCGCTCACATCTCATCCTTCTAGCCCAAAATCAAACGGGGTTAAATAATCTTTTTCAACTCGTTTCAAAATCTTACGAGGCTGAAAACTTTTATCGATATCCTCGAATGGATTATAAGATGTTGGAGGAACATAGCGAGGGCATCATTTGTGCCTCTGCCTGCCTTGGCGGCGTCTTTGCCTCAAATTACTGGGACAATAGAGAAGAAGGTCCTGAAGCTGTTATGTCCGCTATGCGCCAAACAGCGCAGCGCTTCAAGTCAATCTTCAGCGATAGGTTTTACGGAGAGCTTCAATGGAACGCTGTCCCAGAACAACACGAACTTAATAAATACATAATTGAGGTTTGTGATGAATATGACATAGAACTGATTTCAACGGCTGACGCTCACTATTATCACCCAGACCTTTGGAAAGATCGAGAGCTTTATCGCGCACTGGGCCCAATGGGTTCGTATACCAAAGAGCTGGCTGAGAGTCGCGAGGACTTGAAATATGAACTGTATCCAAAGAACGGCGAACAAATGTGGGAGTCTTATCTCAAGTATTCAAAAGAGTGCGAGGTGGAGTATGATGATGACCTCGTTCGCAATTCAATAACTCGAACACACGATATTGTACACCAGAACATAGAAGAATTCCTACCAGACAACACGATCCGATTGCCAGAGTTTGTTGTTCCTGAAGGTAGAAAAGATATTCAGGAACTAACACAAAAGTGTCTTGAGGGTTTAAAAAATAAAAACTTACACAACGAACCTGAATATGTTGCTCGGCTAAAGGAAGAGTTGCTTGTTATCCGCGACAAAGGCTTTGCTAAGTATTTCTTAACGATGACCGCAATCGCTGATAAGGCGGCTCAAGAGATGATGACTGGTCCCGGTCGAGGCAGCGCAGCAGGTGCTCTAACCGCGTATGTTCTTGATATTACTCAGGTTGATCCAATTAAGTACGGACTACTGTTCTCTCGCTTTTTAACAAGAGACGCAAAAGGTATGCCAGATATCGACTTTGACGTGTCTAGGCCAATGGAACTAAAGGAAGGGTTGGCTGGAGAGTGGGGCAAGTATTCTGTGGTTCCCATCTCAAATTATAATACGTTAAAGCTTCGCTCGCTCATAAAAGACATATCAAAGTTTTATAATATTCCTTTTGCGGAAGTTAATAAAGTTACAGGCAAGATGCTTCACGAGGCAACCCCGAGAGCAAAACAGAAGCACGGCATTAAAGCAGGTGTATATGCGCCAACTTTTGATGAAGTAATGGAGTTTTCGGAAAGCCTTCAAGGGTTCTTAAGGAAGTATCCGCAAATTAAAACACACGTCCTGACACTTCACGGTCAGATAAGGAGCATCAGCAGACACGCTGGGGGCATCTGTGTTGGAGAGCGCCTGAACAACTGGTTGCCATTGATCAATAGTGGTGGGACAATTCAAACACCTTGGACGGAGGGTCAAACAGTTCGTCACTTAGAACCAATGGGATTTATTAAATTTGATGTTCTTGGTATCTCGACACTTGAAATGATTGAGCAGTCCATTAAAAACATCTTGAGAAGGAAAAACAATATTGAAAACCCTTCCTTCGAGGATATGAAAGAATTTTATAACAAACATCTCCATCCAGATGTTATGGATTTCGACGACCAAGATGTTTATAAAAGTGTTTTTCATGACGGCAAGTTCGCAGGCACGTTTCAATTTACTCAGAAAGGTGCCCAAGACTTCTGTAAGAGAGCAAAGCCGACAAGCATCAAGGAGATTTCAAACGTCACAGCCATCTTCAGACCGGGACCCTTGATTGAAGGGGTGGACAAGTTGTATGTTGAGGCCAAGAAAGACCCAGCCAATATCAAATATATACACCCTGTTGCGAAAGAGGTACTTGAAGATACCTACGGCTACTTGATCTATCAAGAACAGATAGCCTTGTTAGCTCACAAGCTTGGCAAAGGTATTTCTCTGGACGAGGGAAATGTGCTTCGAAAGCTTTTGACCAAAAAGGGAACAGGAAAGGGTGCAAAGGAAACAAGAGAGATACGCAGCAAGTTTGTTGAAGGTTGCTTAGAAAAAGATATTTCGAAGTCTGCATCGGAAAAGCTCTGGCGTACAATGTCAGCGTTTGCTCAGTATGGATTCAACCTGAGTCACAGCATTTGCTATTCGATTATCTCCTATCAGTGTGCTTGGCTGTCACATTATTATCCCTCGGAGTGGATGGCAAGTTTTTTGGACAAAGAACCAGAGGGGCGCAAAGAGAAGGCAATTAACATTGCGAAATCATTAAACTTTTCTATCGAGCCCCTTAATGTCAATACATCTGGAATGACATGGCAAATATCAGATGACGGCCAAACACTCATTCAGCCATTGACATCCGTTAAAGGACTAGGAGAGAAAGCAATTGAACAAATCATCACACACAGACCATTTAACGCTATTGAAGAATTTCTCTTTAACGAAGAGATTGTATATTCTAAGCTCAATAAGAAAGCGCTGGACGTGTTGGTGCGCGCCCAAGCACTAAACTGTCTGATGGATTCTCGTTTTACGGGATTAAAGCATTTTTGGTCTGCGGTCGCAGTTGATAGACCGAGAACAGAAGATAAGTTTAAAGAGAATATTGAGTTATACGCCCCTGAAGGAGACTTCTCGGACGAGGAAAAGATTGAATATTTAGCATCTTTAACAGGTTCTTTTCCATTGGGCCTTGTAATTAGTGACAAGGTTAGGGACAAACTTGAAGAATATTGCGTCCCTCCGATTAGTGAATACGACTCGGACATAAGATTGTGCTGGGGGATTGTTCGCGAGGTTGAAAATAAAAAGACCAAGAAAGGTCGAGACTATTACCTCGTCAAACTTCTCGACGAAAGCTCTCAGGTCACAGTCGTAAAGTGCTGGGGCGTACAACAGCGCAAAGATAGATTATACGTTAATCGACCATATATGATAAGCCCAAAGTATGATGAAGACTGGGGTTTTAGCACGAGCGGTCGAATTAACAACAGTTGGAAACTTTTAGGTTAAAGGAGAAAGCATGAATCTTAAAATCTTTAGAATAAGAGAAGAGGCAAAACTTCCGCTGAGAGCGCATTTGACAGATGCTGGCATAGATCTTTTTTATTGCCCGAACAATGAAAAGAAATTGTATGATTGTACAAATGCATACCACATTCCACCAAAGACCTCGCGAGTAATACCGACAGGGATAAAGGTTGAAGTTCCTTACGGATATATGTTAGAAGTAAAGAACAAATCAGGCATTGCCTCTAAGAGACAGCTCCTAGTTGGTGCCTGTGTGGTTGATTGCGGATACAACGGCGAGGTGTTTGTAAACCTTCATAATGTCGGCCACGCAACACAAGTTCTAAGATCGGGCGACAAAATAGCGCAAGCGGTTTTACTGCCGGTTTCTTATTGCGCTATCGAAGAGGTCTTCGAGGACAATTTAAACCAAACTTCAGCGAGAGGCTCTGGGGGCTTTGGTAGCACAGGAGTTAGATAAATGACAAAAAAACTAGAAAGAAAAATGCGTCGGAAAAATTTAAGCAAGGCTCGGAAGCAGGTCGAGAAAGACATGAAAGATAAAATAAACATGTTTGATAAGCTGCCAGACTACTGTTTAACTTGTGAAGCGCCGTTTGACAAAAAAGACAGAGAGCAAGTATTTACTTGGAATGTTGTTGTCAATCGTCAAGAAGGGAATGTTCGCCTCTACTGTCCAACCTGCTGGCAAAAGGCCCAAGAAATTCTCGAAGACTTCAAGAAACACGTTGAAGAGAAGCAAACTCCCGACGCTTAATATTGGCGACCTTGTTGAAGTCGTTGCAATTGATGACTACCACACCTTTGGCCTTGTTGTTGAAATGCCATACCCCGCTGGCTCTGGAATTATGGTCTTCGATCTGAAGCTGGGGCGCTCAATTTGGTGCATAAAACAGGAATTAAAACTTTTAAGCTCAGTCAAGGCTTCTAAACAGGAACAAACTATTTAATAACATGAAACTTGATCTAAAAACAGCAATAATGATAGGTACTTTATTATTTACTATGTCAGGCTTTTACTACACGACGGTAAGCGACCTCAATGTTCTTTCTCTGAATATTCAGGCTCTAAAGTCAGAAAATAGAATGCAACAGCAGAGGTTGGATGATATGGATAAGAAAATCAGCAAAATGCGCAAGCAGATAAGAGACCTCAAGAAGAATAAATGATTATATTTATTATTTTCCAAATTTTTATTGGTTATCTATATGCCACTTGGCTTGAGTGGGCTATACACAAATATGTTTTGCACGGACTGGGAAAGAAGAAGGGCAATTGGTTCAACTTCCACTGGCACACGCACCACAAAACCTGCAGAAAGAATAAAAACTTCGATGAGAACTACAACAGATACTTATCATCGTCCGTCTTAAAAGAGATGACGGGCCTTTGTCTACTTGCTGTCGCTCACCTACCAGTTTATTTTGTTATGCCTTACCTGTACTACACTTTAATTTTTTGTTCAGTTAGGTACTTCTACATGCACCAGAAAGCTCACTTGGACGTTGAATGGGGAAAGGTATATCTTCCTTGGCACTATGAACATCATATGGGCAAAAATCAGGACGCCAACTGGGGAGTTACAACGGCTTTGTGGGACGCTATATTGGGCACAAGAATAAAGTAGGTTGAAGGTTAACGATCTCGTCACCTACACGCAGCTTGCGCACTACGGCGTCGGCGTCATAATCAAACTAAGCGAACCTACCATCGCATTCCCCTACCAGATAGCAACAGTTTACTTTTCAAGCGGCAGAACGGAAGAACTTGCAACAACTGTTTTGTCGCCAATAAAATCAAATAAATCTTGACACCCTTTTAATAATTTGTTATAGTATCTTATATGAGAATTTATAAAGGCGGAGAGCGCCACGAAGAGCAGATTAAAGAGTTGAAGAAAGAAATTAAGCACCTACAACAAGAGGTGGAAACACTCAAACAAAAAGTGCAATTGGCAGAAAGAAAGTGCGCCTGCCTTCGAAATAATCAAAAATTATCAGAAGAAAAGACTTGACACAGCCGCACCGCTGTGTTATTATAGAGGGACAAAGGTTAGAGGAATAGATGAAAGAAAACAATATCAACAAGCCGAGACACTATAATGTAAACTGGGAAGGGGACCAAGCAATTGAGACCTATACCTATATCCGTTCTTGGAAGATGGGCTATCCAGAAAGTAACATTATAAAATATGTAACCAGACATCCTTATAAGGGAGGGCTGGAAGACTTAAAGAAAGCTCGCTGGTACTTGAATAAACTTATTGAAGAAATGGAGGCAACCAATGGAAAAGACTAAGGTAATAACTCGTGAAACCCCCAACTTTGAATTGCTCGTTGAAGAGATTCGGGAGAGATTCCACGGCTGCGGTGGCAATGAAGAAAGTGAATCGCACTTGTGCAATAACAAACAAGATTTGAAGGAGGGCTATGTATACTTCTGGTCGAACAATAAAGATGTTGCAAAGTTGATTACGAGGTCAAAGAAATATATTTTAGAAGTAAGGGACATGGGCTACGCCGTACAGTTTAAGATGGCAAAAGAAGGCTTCCGAAATGTGACATCGGCATTCAAGGTGTCTTAGATGGAAAAAATTAAGGAAGCTCTGACATATGACGACGTTCTGCTCGTACCTCAATATTCAGAGATTGAAAGCCGTCAAACAATTGACATTGGAAATGAACTGAGTGACACAATACGCCTAGATCTTCCAATAATCTCAAGCCCAATGGACACGGTGACCGAGGGGGCAATGGCATCTGCTCTTGCCTCTAATGGTGGCCTTGGTATTGTCCATCGTTATAATACTATAGATGGCCAGTGTGAGGAGGCTGTGCCTGTCGGGGCCACTCCTCGGCTTGTAGGTGCTGCTGTTGGTGTTACTGGAGACTATCTCGAAAGGGCTGTGCAACTTGTTCATTCTGGAGTTCAAGTTATCTGTATAGATGTTGCTCACGGACACCACTTTCTTGTACAGAGGGCGATAAAGTCAATACGCGAAGTTCTGGGCGACAGTATCCATATTATGGCAGGTAACGTTGCCACTGCTGAAGGGTATGTCGCCCTGTCAGACTGGGGAGCAGACTCAGTTCGCTGTAATGTTGGCGGGGGCAGTATATGTTCTACGAGAATTCAAACAGGCTTTGGTGTTCCCGGTCTTCATACAATATTTGAGTGTGACAAAGTTCACACTGGTGCAAAGATTATTGCTGACGGCGGCATAAAGACGAGCGGAGATATCGTAAAGGCTTTGGCCGCAGGAGCGGACTTTGTTATGCTGGGGTCTCTCTTGTCTGGAACAAACCAAGCTCCCGGAGAAGTACTGAAATCAGCTAACGGCAAAAGATATAAGACGTACCGAGGGATGGCTAGTAAGGAAGCACAGCGAGATTGGAAAGGAAAGTATTCTTCCAACGAGGGTGTGTCTGCCGTTGTACCGACAAAAGGCTCGGTTCTTGACATTCTTGAAGACTTGAGAAACGGCATCGCGTCAGGCTTTTCGTATGCTGGCGCTCGTAATCTCGCAGAACTTCAACAAAAGGCTCAGTTCATTCGGCAAACAAATGCTGGTAGGGTTGAGAGTTCGGCACACATTTTACAAAAATGAATGGAGAGGATAAAAAGAAGGTTCAATTTTTAACAACTTTTAAAGCTCACGCTGATTTAAAACTTCGTTTGCAGTATGATGACCTTAGAATGAAGGAGTTTTTTAATGCCGTTATTGATGGTTATGTTAATGGTCATGAAGGCTTTCAATTGTTTATTGACGAGGTAAAAGAAAAGAAACAAGTGTCAAAGACAAAGCGTCAAAAAGCTCGCAAGGCACAAAAGAAAGCAAGCGAAACAAAAACACAATTTGCTTTAAGCGAAGGAGAAATTGAAAATATCTTCGACATAATAGAAAAGGAGAACCCAGAATTATGAGAGAATGCTCGCAAAAATGCGCAAAACACGGTACAAACTGTACCGAAAAGGACTGCCGGTTATGGATAGATTATAAAAAAGATCTTAATTGCACGTTAATTGCCGTAGATAAATACGACAAGATGACACTAAAGGATGTCGCCGAGAGGTTAAATCTCAGCATTGTCAGGATTAAACAGATACAGGATGAAGCTGGTAAAAAACTGTACGATAAACTTCGAGACCTTGGGATCGACTCTTTTGAGAAAGAGTAAATAAAATTCCTTCAAAGAAAACGGCCTTTTAATAATCAAACAACTATTTATTACTGGATCTTGTCAACCTTTTGAGGAGAAGAATAAATGAAGAACAAAGACAAGTCTCTTTTGAAAGAGAACACTATTCGCCGTTTCATGAAACTGGCAGCAATCGAGCCCCTGACCGAGACATTCGTCTCCAACATCCAAGAGGATGAAATCCCAGACCAGCAGCTCGAAGAAGATGAAGAGCTTGAGGAACAAAAAGATCATAAATGGAAGGCGCTTAAAGAACAAGAAGACGAGTTTGCCCCAGAAGAAGACGAGATGCCCGATGAAGAAGCTGGCCTTGAAGATGAACTTGACGCAGAAGTTGACCTTGAAGATGAGCCTGCTGGAGATATCGATGTTGAAGCTTTGGTAAGCGCTATTGCTGACGCGATTGAGTCCGAAACTGGTGTTGAGGTTTCTGTCGAGGGCGAAGGCGCAGAAGACGAGCTTGAAGCTGAAGACGAGCTTGCTCCTGAAGATGACATGGCCGAACCCGGCCCCGAAGACCTACGACCTGAAGAGGGCGAAGAACTCGCTCCCGAAGAAGAGGCTCTCCAAGAGCAATTCGAGAACATGGTCAACGAGGTTGCTCGTAGAGTAGCCGCCCGTCTCTTGAAATAAAACATTTCTACTTGAAAAAACTCCACTCTTATGATATAATGTAGTTGTATATTAAGGTGTGGAGGTGTATAAAAATTATGTGGTATGAAGCAATTTGGTTCTTTTCAGGTGTTCTTTTATATTCTTTTTTCTCCAAACTATTAAATGTTGGTACTTCTGTCGTGTTCTTTCGAACCGTTCAAGCAGAGGCACTGGTTTATTTGGGAACAGCAGTGGAGAGCATAGCGTTCATCAATGAGATTAAATATTCAGCAATGAAAGAGGCCGAGAGACCTGTTGAACAAATCAAGGCAATGAGACTTGTGGACGATGAAATATTTAGTGCGTGGAAACAGACAGCAATTGCAAGAATAAATGGGTCGCTACCACCGCACCTTGTTCGCTCGATGTCTCTGGAGGATTGGCAAGCAATGATGAAATATTTGGATGCTTCTTATAAGAAAGGTGGAGAAAAGGTCTAATTACTTTAGTATGTTAAACGATTACAATAAGAAATCTTTTTTAGATTGGCTATACAGGGAAAATCAAATCCTGACGCAAGAGAATGTTGTCTTTGCAAAAGACGCATTTTTTACAAATTCTGCAATGCGGTGGATTATTGCGAACGATAAAAAAGGAAACCTATCGAGAGAAGAGAAGAACGCCTATGTTAGTGCTCTAAGGAGCTATATAGAGGACGAACTTGACTTGTGCTGGCACGAAGGTAAAATTTGCATCAAACTCAGCGACAGAACTCATAAAATATGTGTCGGTAGCGGATACAATACAAACCGAAGAGGAAGTTTAAATGACGGAAAAAAAGAAGCCCACAAAGAAGCCCGCAAAGAAGAGTAAACCAGAAGAGGCACAGGAAGTGGCAGAAGAACTCGCCTCTTTGCTGATTCTTGACTCCGCTCCAAAGCCAGACGGCGCCGGAAAAATCCGTTTGGTGAGTATCTACGGGACAATAGATGAAGAAAAGGCAGAAGAGTCGTGTATGGCTCTTATCGCGCTCAACGAGCTTGGTAGGAGAGAGTTTCTAGAAGACCCCAAAGACCCAGAGTCTCAGCTAATGGTTGAGTACAAACCAATTGATCTTGTTATCTCAACTTGGGGCGGTTCGGCTGCCGACATGTTCTCTATATATGACACAATCAGAATGGTGAGAGATGAATGCCCAGTTCACACTCTTGGAATGGGAAAGGTCATGTCTGCCGGTGTTCTTCTTTTGGCCTCTGGAACAAAAGGTGCCCGAAGGATTGGGAAGAACTGCCGAGTGATGATGCACAGTGTCATTGGAGGTCATCACGGAGCCATTCACAACCTTGAAAACGAAATGGAAGAGATAAGGTGGCTTCAGAATTGTCATATCGACGCTTTGGTTGAGGAAACAAACATGACAAAGAAATATTTAAACAAACTTCTCGATAGAAAAGTAAATGCATATATCAGTGCAAAAGAGGCCGTAGAATTAGGAATTGCGGACATTATTGTATAATTGTAACTATTTATACTTGAAGGGAATTGTATAAATGAAATTAACAAAATCAAGACTTAACCAAGTTATTAAAGAAGAGTTGGTAAAGGCTCTTAAAGAAGGCTTCTTCGGAGACCTTCAAGGCGAGAAGCGCCTTGGAGACGCACAAGCAATGTCAAGCGATATGCGCAGAGGCTCTATGGAGCCTGAGCCCTATTCGGGCGGCCAAATGGACGATGACACCAGATATGATGGAATGGTCGCGAATATTGAAGCTTGGACCGACGAGGTTTTATCCAGCGGAGAGACCGACCTGTTCGAAGAATTGCACGACTTCTTAGAAGAACTGTTGGACAAGAACGAAGACCCCTATCGCAAATAAAATGAAAGACTTAGAACAACTCGTTGAAAATTACTTCCCACCTGAAAAAAAAGGTTTCCTTTTTGAGAGTTTGCTCAAGCTGGTCGAGAGCGAGATGTTGGTCTTCGAAGAACAAGAGCAAATAACTTCCCAACCTGAAACGAAAAAGCTCCCGATACCCCGCCCAGTCTTATCTGAGAAGTGGGGTCTTCCGGGGAGCACGGACAGAGCAAACATTGAAAAATTCTTTAAAAATATCGCCCCCGGCGGTGATCTCCAAGCAAAAATAGCCCAGATTGAGTCCTTCATTCTTGACTGTGACGAACGTTGTGTAAGCGAACAGAACATTGCCGAGATATTGGCAAACTTAGTTTTCTTGGACACTTTATCAGCCATTGTGTTTGACTACAACGCAAATGTTGCTGGTTTCTTGTTTGAAGCGTTTCTGGCAGCACTTCTGTTCGGCAGACAAGAAGTTGCTGCGGGAAATAAGACAATTGAGGACATTTTAGACAAAGACGACGTGCCAATCAGCCTTAAACTATTGGGTGTGGGTCGCGAGCTTAAAGGTAGTAGGAAACTGCTGCAAAACACGTTTGAGAAGTGGGGCGAGATAAGATATGTTGTAGGTTCTAAACTGTCGAAAAAAGAGTTAGATATAGCTTTTTATGAAATTGTTGTGACTCCCGAAAACTACCACGAACTGGACATTTCATCTAGTAAAACACAGTTCGTAATCCCCGCCAGAAGTTATCAAGAAAATCAAATTGGTGAAATTAATTTAGGCAGCCGGGAACAAATAAAATCAATAGCTCAACGCTACACTGAAAGGCTCGGCGACAATCTGTTTACAATTTATGAATTGTTAGAAAACCTATCTAACAACATTAACCAATATTTCTTAGAAGATAACAAACAGGCTGGCGAACAAGCTCACTCTGATGCAACAAATCTTCAAAATAACATTAAAACTCTCATTGATTGATGGTATAATATAGGCAAAGAGGTGAACTTTGACACGAGAATATCAATCTGGAACAGAACTTCAAAAATCAATATTAACTGGCGTTAACTTGCTGGCAGATAATGTCGCAAGCACTCTTGGCCCGAGAGGTCGAAACGTCATTCTTCATCAAAAGGGCAAGAATCCAATCGTTACAAAAGACGGCGTAACTGTTTCGAACTTCATTGAAACAGAAGACTCGTTCGAGAACGCTGGCGTACAGATTCTTAAACAGGCAGCATCACAAACAAACAACACTGCCGGAGATGGAACAACCACAACCACAGTGCTCGCCAGAGCTATTGTTGAACACGCTCAGAAGTATTTGGCAGCAGGAGCCTCTCCGATTGAGCTAAAGAGGGGCATCGACAAAGCAACAATTCGCGTTGTCCGAGCTTTAGAAGAGTTGTCCTCTCCTGTAATGTCAGAGGAAGACATCGCTCACGTTGCCACAATCTCTGCGAACGGAGACGAGACAATTGGAAGGCTAATATCAACAGCGGTTGATCTTGCAGGCAAAGACGGGGCCATAACTATTGAAGAAGCGCGCTCAGTTGATACGAGCTTGGACGTGGTTGAGGGATTCCGCTTTGATTCCGGCTACTTAGCAAATGCATTTATCACTGACGAACGCAACGGGCTGGTTAATTATGAAAACCCTTTAATTCTGGTGACGGACTCAAAGATTGAGACGGTCGAGGAGTTAATGCCGGTACTTGAGGTGGTCGCGAGAGAGAGCCGCCCGTTTGTTATTGTTGCCGAGAATGTTGAGGGCCAAGCACTGGCCGCTTTGATTATGAACACAACAAGAGGTACTCTCCGTGTTACTGCGGTTAAGGCTCCTCGATACGGCGAGGAAAGAAGAAACATTTTGAAAGACCTTGCAATCTCGGTAGGTGCAAAGTTCATCTCCAGAGAGTCCGGAGTCAAACTCGCCGAGGTAAAGCTTCAGGACTTAGGAACGGCCAAGAAGATTGAAGTATTAAAAAACTTTACTACAATTGTGGATGGTCGCGGAGATTACAACGAGATTGAAAAGAAGATTGAGAGCCTGAAGGCAGAACTCTCGCAGACAGAAGCTCTGTATGAGTGTGAAAAGATTCAAGAAAGAATAACAAGACTTGCCAGTGGCATCGCCATCATCAGGGTTGGCGCAGCAACCGAGGTTGAAATGATTGAGAAGAAGCATCGCATTGAAGACGCCCTTTCCGCAGTTAAGTCAGCTCAGGAAGAGGGAGTTGTGGCTGGTGGCGGCACTGCACTACTTAGAGCGGTGAAAGACTTAGAAGTCGACACAGACACAGAAGAACAAGAGTTTGGAGTAGAAATAGTCAAGCTGGCAGCGAAAGAGCCGCTGCGCCAAATGGCAATTAATGCCGGTGAATCACCTGACCTGATCGTTAAGCTGGTTGAGGAGCAAGAAGACGGCGAAGGTTACAACTTTGTTAGTCGCAAGATTGTTAACTTGAAAGATGCTGGAATTATTGACCCAACGAAAGTTACACGCTGCGCGCTGGAGAATGCAGCATCAGCAGCTTCGACCTTAATTACAACAAATCACTGTGTGATCGCCTCTTAAGCGAAAGAAGAAACTACTTATCAACAGGAAGGTTTATTAACATTATGGACGATCAAGCACAAGCCCTTGTTGAGTTAAACGGGAGGTTCGATAGACTTATGGACGGCATTGAAGCAGTCAAAGAGCGCCAAGATGAGATGGCAGATGATATTTCCGAGATTAAAAAAGCGGTATATCATCCAGATGCAGGCATTTATGCCCGAATTCGCGAGCTTGAATCTTGGAAGGCTACTTCCTCACGACTTATCTGGATGATTATCGCGTCTGTCATTGGATTGGCAAGCGCCGCGATGTGGTCGAAACTCTTTATTTAAATTTTTAATTAAAAAACTCTTGACTTATTGTATATAATAGTATATTATATGTATGGAGGAAAATATGAGAGTAAGCATTTCATACACGTTGGATTTTGAAAAAATACCCAACGAGGTCACCAAGTTCATTCAAGAACTAAGAAAGAAGCAAAACAAAATACAATTCTTATACGACGAGGCCGTTGAGTGTCTCGAAGAAAAAGACACAACAACTGCGTTACAAAAGATTGAATCACTTCGCAAAGAACTGGTAGAAGTAGACTCAAAACTTCAGGATTCTGCGGGAATTTTAGAGGGCTATCACAAAGCTTTAGTGGAAATTGCAGCACAGCAGGTTCAAGAAGTCGCACCACCAGCCGAACCTCAACCAGATGACGGAGGCACTGTTGAAGAAGGGTAAACTTATTTATATTCCATCGAATGTAATTTTATTTGATACTGGGATAGGAAAAGGTATCCTTCGGAGCAAAGAAACTGCCGAGCCCACCCACGCCCTGTGCTTAGGTTGGGATGAGAGCAGTGAACACTTTTTAAGAATTCTTCACGAGGGTGAACAGTGGAGCGTTCATCGACGCGACGTTGCGGAGGTTTCAAATGTTAATTAAACTTGTCGAGGTAAAACAAGACTCAGATTCTAAGAAGTTTACAAACGAGAAAGAAAAGAAATACTTTCTATCAGAGGTGTTTGTTAACCCCGAACACATTGTTTGTATGAGAGAAGATACCTTCCTAGAACAACAATTTACAGAGTCAAAGCAGTTGTTCCCAAAAGACTTAGATAGTCGCCAAAACTTTACACGTCTAAATTTACAAAGAGGTCAGTTCGGCATCGATATCGCCGTCGTAGGTTCTCCAAAGATAATTTCAGACACAATAAATAAAAATAAAAAAATATTAACAGGATGAAAAATGAGATATTACAGATTATTCGTCAAGCCAGAGTGCCCTTTTTGTGAATTGGCTCTCCAGCACCTAAACGACGAAGAAGAAACGTTCGTAGCGATACAAACAAAAGATGAAAATTTAAATAAAATAAAAGAACATTATGATTGGCCGACAGTGCCGCTCATTGTGGAGGTGAACAACTCAGAGGAAACTTTCGTTGGAGGTTTTTCTGACTTAACAGGAGAATAAAATGGAATTAAAATATACTTTAAAGACTGGAGATGAAGGTCAGGAGGTTAAAAGGCTTCAAAAGGCATTAAAAATTGGTGCTGATGGGACCTTTGGACCGAAGACGGAGCAGTCGGTCAAGGACTATCAAGAAGCTCAGGGCTTAACGGTAGACGGGCTGGCAGGAAAGCGCACGCTGACCTCTTTAGACATTAACGTTACTGCTGCAACAGACCTTTCTAGCTGGAACGGCAAAGTTGACTTCAAGAAGATGAAAGCGGCAGGCTGCTCTACAGCTTGGATAAAAATAACAGAAGGTACAACTCACCGCAACCCCGGCTATCAAAGAAAGTTTGATGATGCTCGCAAAGAGGGCTTTTTGGTGGGGGCGTATCACTTTGGCAGACCAGACACTTATGCTGGAGACCCAAAGGACTGGGAGAAAGAAGCAAACAACTTCCTCCTTCAACTTGACAAGGCAGGGTGTTCTTCCGGAGACCTACTCCCGGTTCTCGATGTAGAAGCGGGGATGAAAACTGATGA